ATGTCAAAATGCCTTGACTTTCGGAAAACTGGGAGAGCATCGATGCCGCCGTTTGGAAAGCGTCATTGTAGTCCGTTATCTCGTTGACGATAGAAACCCGCTCAATTCGACCGCTTGTTCCAGTTAAAGACGCGACCTCGGAAATCTTGCCGGGGTTCTCGACTTGCACACGAACAGGGAACAGACCTATATATTGGATCACAACGGAATCGTCTTGATTCAGATAGCCCGAAGCCAAATCATAGGTTATCGTTTGCGAATTGTAAGACCAAAGGAAAGCCCTGCCGTTTTGGATGCCCGCAACGCCAATGTCAGAGGACGGAACAGGAACGCCGTTGATAGAAATCGAAGGGGCTTCGGCAATGGGGAAAGCCGTTGTCAAATAGGATTCGTCCGTATAGGTGGAGGTTTCCGTTTGTGTGGTAGTCCGCGACATCGCGCCGGAGATGATTTGAACGGTGCGCGTTTTGTAGTCTTTCGTGGTGTGTTGGAGCTGCGCCACTTTCCCGAACTCGCTTCCGATCTTCTGCGGGAAAACCGGGAAATCTTCTTTGACCACGAACGAAAAGACCTTATTCGCATCCACTCGCCAAACGGCATTGACGAGATCCGCAAGTTCGTTCAAGCAATCTTGCAAGTTTTGGTCAGCTGCCGAATAGACTTTTATCGTGATCGAAATAGGCGAAATATCGCCTAATGTTATCCCCTCGGAAGCGATATATCCGTTGTACAGATTGGTGACGATTTGCGACACCGTGAGATTGGAATACGCTTCGTTGACAACTCGGTTCGCAAGGATGGAATTGCCGTTTCCGCAATCAATCGTATAGATGCACTTTTCCAATCCTGTGGTGTATTTCGGGGAGCGCGGAATTCCGCACTTGCCCCAAAACACACGGTCGGAATCGTTGAATACCTCGACAATATCTCCGGCGTTCGGGATCGGTAGCCCGGTGCAATCGAGTTGGATTCGGGACGATGTTTTATTGCCCGCTTGCTCGGAAAGCGAAAAGTCCCAAAGTAACGGATAGGTTGTTCCGTTGATTTGACAAGTTATCATATCTCACCATTATTGGAAATGATTGTCCACGTTGTACGCCGCCGCGTCATCGATGTTCCGCATCACACCGCTTGCAACTCGGAAACCGTCCATTTCGAGGTTGACTTGGGTTTTTTGAGCCTTCGCTTCTTCCGCAGCTTGATATTCGTAGGCGTATAAATCAGCCTTTGTCTTGATGGTAGCATCGTATCCCTGTGCGCGTTGCCATTCCTCAAGCGTCAAGTTCTGCGGGTTGGAAAGCCCTTGGACGATTTGGTAGTCCATGTAATGGTTTTCGTCCATCGCTTGATTTTTCTTGGCAACGGCTTCATCGTTAACCCAACTGCCATCGCTTGTGCGGTAAGTTCCGAAAGCGATATCGTAAATCGGTCCGGCGAAGAAGTCGCGGATTTCACCGCCGATTTTGGTGAGGATCATTTTCAAGAGCGTCCACAAATCGGGCAACGCTTCCCACAATCCGCGACCGATCGCGTCAAGCATTTCGCCGCCCGCATCGACCAAATCTCCAAGGTTGTCATCATCAAGAAACCATTCAAGGATTTCCCCGGTGATTTTGAATAAGAATTTGACGATCTCCCCGGCATTTTCGCCGACATATTTTGCAAGCCCTTTGACGATTTCCGACCCGGTGTCGAGCAGGGTCGGGATGCTCTCGAAAACATAATTTGCAAGAGCGGTGATTATTTTCCCCGCCGATTCAAGCAGCTTCGGCAAGTTGTTGATGATCCCGCCGACAAGACTTTCGATGATGTCGGGTGCCGCTTCCGCGATGCCGTCAACTAAACTGTTCACGAAGTCAAGAATCTTCGGGATATAGTCGGAAAAACTTTTCGAGATGTCTTTCACGGCGGCATTGATTTTCTCGCTTGCACCCTCATGCCCCGCGATCAAATCCGAAAGACCGTTGAGCAAGTTCGTGAAACTCGGCAACATCTCGGATTGCAGATTATTTTTCAGACCGCTGAAAGTCCGTTGCAGGGTGTCGATTGCATCGTTCATGTCTGCGGATGCTTCGACCGCCTCGTCAGACATCACCATTCCGAGTTCGTGAGCCTGTTTGCGGAGGTTCTCCGTTGCCTTTGCCGTTTCGTTGAAAAGCGGTTGCAACTCCATCGAGGATCGACCGAGCAGATCGCTTGCAAGAGCGGCGCGTCCGGCGGTATCACCCATGTTTTGGAATCCGCTAATGACCGCCGAGAAGATGTCCTCGCGTGACATCGTGGCAAGGTCTTTGACGGTGATTCCGAGCTGCTCAAACCTTGCGATGGCTTTCTCGTTTCCGTTGTTTGCATCGTCAATCTGATTCGACAGAGTTTTCAAACTCATCGTCATATTGGAGATGTCAACGCCGGATTGCGAGAGGATATAATCCCACTCTTGATATGCCTTTTTCGACAAGCCGAGTTTCTGCGAGTTCTTGTCGATAGCATCGCCGACCTTCGCCGTGTCGGAAACCATGTTGTACAGTTTCTTCCCGGTTGCAACGGCAGCCGTGCCGAGTGCGACCGCCGCCGTAGTGGCTACGCCGACCGCAGTTCCGATGCCCTTGAACACATCAGACCCGATGTTTTTCAAGGAGTTCATATCCGATTTGAACGATGAAGTATCGGCTTTTACTTTGTAGACAACTTCGCGGTCAGCCATGTTTTGCTCCTGTCAATGAATTAACGAGATTCCGCAAGTCTTTTTGCAAGCCCTCTTGGATCTCGTCATCGGTTTTCTTTATTGCGAATTTGTGTTTAAGTTCGATGAGTTTTGCCCTCTGTTTGGAATTGTCCCTTGTGGGAGGGGGAATTGGTTGCGACCGAATCTGAATGATTTTAGAAATCAAACAATCGTCCGGCAATGCATTTAATAGGTCAATGAACTTGTGCCACGAAAGACCGTCATCGAGGTCGATGCCGTAGGTCTGCAAGAACGCCGCCTTGATATAGCCCATATCGGAATCGAAGTCGATGACCCTTTCGCCGTCCGAGTTTTGCGGTGGAAAGAAATAATTGATCAGTTCATGGATGAATTGCGGATCTTTCGGAGGTTTCCCTTTGACGAGATAATATTTGACGAGTTCTTCTCTCGCATAAATCGGGCAATCTTTTAGAGCTGCCGAAAGGTTCAGCACGTTCCGATAGTCGGACGATAGCCGAACCGTTCGACCCTTAAAATCAAAACTTTCGTTTTTTGAGTGCCGAAACGAATTTATCATTCTGCGCCCTCACCGCCGGGAAGATGACATCGACAAGAACAGGCGTTAAATCCGCGACCATTGCGGTATAATCGTCCTTGTAATACTCGACCATTTTCAAGGTGGTTTCTTCACCAAAGATTAAGCCGAGAAGTTCAACGAACGATTGCCCTCTTTCCTCGTCCTTGTTGGATTCCGCGAACTTCTTGGAAACCGCGTTTATCTTCTGCGCGATCTCTCCGACATTTACGCGAAACGGAAAAGAAGTAACATTCCCCGCGTGATCCTCCACCTCAAGAACATCGGAAATGATAGACGATTTGATTCTCATTTTTGCCTCCTTTTAAGAAAAAAGGGGAGGGGTGTTGCCCCCTCCCCGGCGGTTAAGAAACGGTCGGTGCGCCGTTGAGATTCAGCGTGATCGAAATCGCAGAATCGTCCGTGGTGCCGCCGTTGTACTCTTGGCAATCAGCCAAAGTGACATCGCAAGTGATGGTGGTGGTAGTTGCGGGCGTACTCGAAGGGTCGGTGGTGACAACGATCTTCAGCGAGAATTCGGCATCATCACCGAAGGAATACTTCTTTCCGAAAATGAAGTCCTGCGCCGTATCACCCGCGATCCGTCTACCTGTGAAAGTGAAGGAAGGAGCCGCGCCTGTCGCATGGGAACGAGCAAAGCCCGCGTCCTCCAAGAAGTGATAGGTGTTGACGATCCGTCCGACCGCCTCGGAAACATTCTCGATGCCGTTCAGCACGGAGTAAGTCCCCGAAGAGGTTTCGACCGAAACCGCAATCTGATATACAGGAAGAATAGCCATTTTTTACTCCTATTTGTTCAAGGCATCGACAATGCCTTTTCTGATTTGCTCTCGCCATGTTTCCCCGAAGTGTTGTTCAGCAACTTCAGCCCATCGGAGCGAAGCATTCGGGTTTTCATCGTGAGAGGGTGTGCCGGAGTTGTAGACCCGCTCGGCATAGTCCGTGTTCCATGTGATCGAAATGGAATCGGCATCCGAGGTTGTCCCGCTCGGCATGAAAGTTGTGTTTCGCATCGTCCAACTATCGGCGCGAACATAGAAGTTACAATCCGTTCGGACTTGCTCCTTCTCCGCGAACATAGCCAAGGACAATGCCTTTGCGAATTCGCCGGGTTTGATCTCATCGAATTTCATCTCGACATCGATCTTCACGCGAGATGCCACCTCACAGAAACCGAGGAAGCCATCACTTTATAAGAGTTCTGCTCCCGGAAAGAGTAAAAAGGAGTAGCCCGCGATTCGATGTCAAGGATCGCCCATGTTCCGCTTGAATCGTGCGGGTAGTTCGTTCTCTGCGTCAGCGCGGAATGGATCGCCCACATCGATTCGTTGAGGGTTTCGGAGTTCTTCGACTTGCCGATTATCTCAATAGAGGTTTCGTATATCTTCTGCTTGTCGAGGAAAGTTCCGTCCTCTCGTCCTGTCGAGTCGGAAATGACGATGCCTTCCCCGGCGGGGAGCGATCCGATTGAACAGGAAAGCGAAGTCGCAGCTTTAATCAATTGTAGAACGGCTTCCAAAATCTCGTTCAATCTAAAGTCATCTCCGTATGATGAAGTTTTCCCTCATCGTCTATCACGGAATCGACCATCAGCACAATATGATCCACAGAACCATATTGCACCCGCATCGGTGAACCGTTTGCCTCGCTCTCGGCTTGGAGAGCGTCAAAATCCAAAGAGGGCTTGGAAAGCCGGGCATCGTGGAATAGTATTCCGTTCTGCCGGACTTCGGTGTCCTCTCTCGTTTTGATCGTCTTGTGTTCGGTTTGGAAACATACACAAGAAAGGTTGATCGTTCGCCATGTTGGGTGTTGCCAATCGTCAACGCCTGTGCAGATCTTGAGAGTTGCGGAATGGGTTAAAATCCGGGAAGGGATGGGACGGAGCATCAATACCACCCCACATGAGGGATCGTGCCGACTTGCGGATTAAGAAGCCCGGTCTGCTCCAGTTCCGCGATTGCCTCATGGCAGATCATACTTGCGCCGCCCGGAGTGTGACTTCCTCTGACAGAAACCTTGCCGACCGTGAAATCGGACGGCGCGGCCCCATCGACCGAAGTATCAATGCCGTTGATGGCGTAGTAGTTTATCTGCGCGGAAATCGCGTTCTTGATGCAAGTTTGAACCGGGATGGGGAGGGTGGCGAAGGATTGCTCCGTCACCCTCCCGCGCATCATCCGAAGAACGGCTCGTTGCGCCGTCACGTTATAACGATGAAACTCCCCGGAGGGAATCGATTGCCCGCCGAATTCATTCTCATAGTAGAATTCGGAAACAATCATGTTACGCGCCGACTACCTCGACAACGTTGTTGCCAGCCACAACGTAGCCAGTTTCCTTGTTGACGATGGCAACGGTGGCGTATTTGCCAGCCGTCTGCGAAGCCTTGAGGATGTTGTTCTGACCGCTGACCTTCGTCCAAGTCGCGGACGGAAGCGCGGCACCGTAGGTGAGCGTGAGAGCGGCACTCTCGCCCACGGACAGATAAACATCAAGACCCTCATACGGCGCACCGTTCTGATCGATGCCGTAGCCGGAGAAGCCGATGATGGTATCGCCAGTAGCAGAACCCGCAACGGAGGTCACGGTGATCGCCTTGACGCTCGGCGCACTCATGTTCGCAAAGAAGCCCGCTTGACGCTGAAGCAGCGGGAACACATCGTAATAGTAATGCTCATAATACAGATACTTGCCTTTGCTCTGCGCGGAGGGAGCGGAGATCATAGCGGTATCGTAAACGATGGGCGCGACCACGGAATCGGGAGCGTAGAGAAGAAGGTTGATCGCATTCGCGCCGACCGCCGGAGTGAAGCCCACGGTGAAATCGAACGCGGTCTGCATGATGTCGGAGGGAACTTCCTCGATGCGAACACCGTCAAGGCGGGCGATGTTCCGATCAACGCCGCGGAAGCCCTCGCCAGTTTCCACGAACCGGGTAAGACCAGCCGCTTCTTTCAGCAGCTTGTAGGTCGCGGGAGTCATCTTGCACACAACGCGGTCGCGGTTGATTCTCTGATCAGTCATGTAAGCAAGGTAGTTGTCCCACTGGGTGAGGATGTTGGCGGAGGTCAGCGTAGTGCTGTCCACGCCGCCGAAATCACCCGCAAAGCCCGCGAGTTTGGAAGCCGCGTAAGCGTCCTGCTCCGGGATCTTCTGCAACTCGTTGAAGGACTTCGTCACATTGGCGATGGTGGCAACCTCATTGGTTTCGACTATATCGAGCGGGTCGATGAGGGTGTCCCAATCGCGATCCATGCTCATGGTCTTGAGTTCCCAGTTGGCGTTGAAATTGCGATTGAACACGCCCGTGATCTGATCGCGGTTCGCAGCTTTCGCGCCGGAGGTCTGAATCGAGGGAATCCAAACGCCCTTGCCGTTCACAGGACGGTAGCGGTTGGCGTTCTCCCCGGCGAAGATGTCGGAGAAATACGAGAGGTAGGGGTAAGCGTTCGCGAGTTCGCGGGAGTATTCTTCCGCGTAGTCGATGGGATGCTGGACAAATGCCATTTTTTAGTTTCCTTTCTTGAAGTTCCAGTATGCGCCGAAACTATTTGTTCCTTTCGGAGGCTCACCCTGCGTCTGCGCGCCAAACGCGGGTTTTTTCTCCTCGGTGATGAAGAGTTCCGGCATGGTTTCCTTGAAGCCGTTGATCTGTTCAGCAATCGGCTTCGCCTTCTCGCCGTGGTCGATTTTGTCCCAAAGAATGTCTCTGTACTGGGACTTGACACCCTTGAAGTCATCGGAAGAAAGTGCCTTGATTTTCGCGTTCTCGGCGGAGAGCGCGTTGTTGGCATTCACCATGTTCTTCCATTCTTCCGACTCATGAAAATCGGCCTGTTGGTTTTTTGCTTCCTCAATCTTTTCCGCCATTTCGGACTTGGGGACATAGTCGGCAATCATTCTCCCCGACTCGGTAAGCACATACTCAATCTGCTCATCCGTGAGTCCCTTTTCCTTCAGTGCAGAGCGTTTGAAAAAAGCCATTTTGTCATCCTTTCCCGCTGATGAAGCGCATGCGCGTTTTCCGTCCGCGCAGACGAAGTATATATGGTTACGCTAAACTGCGTAGATCCCTGTTATCTCAACTGTCGCGCCCCTCGGAATGTTGGCGGGGACGATCATTTGACCGCTCCCCGAAATAGAGCAAAGCGAGGGAGAACCGTTGATGAAAACGAGAATCGAAAGACCATTTGTCGCGGGTCGAGATGCTGCGGAAAGAATGCCGATCATCGCGTTCGATACTCCCGATCCTGTCGAGTTTTGCCCGCTCAAGGTCATTGCGATAAGCCGATCGCCGATGCGGTAGAGTTTCCGCACGGAATAAGTGATGATGTTCGGCGTGAAAGTGGTGGAAACATCCGTGATGCCACTTGCGGGAAGTCCTGTGTCGGTGAATTGCTCGTTTTCGACATCCCACACAAGCCAGTTGCCATTCGCGCCGATTTTCGGATAATGGTTCACCGCCTCGACCGCCTCGGAGGAAGCATCAAAGACCTCTTGCATCCAAGTGGGAACAGGGGTCGGCGTTGCACCCGCGCTCAACGATTCGTTGATGACGATGGGGAATGTCAATGTTTTTCCGATGGTGTCACCGTCCGAAAGAACGAACTCCATAGACCCATTTCCCGCGACCTCGGTGTCAAGTGAGGACGGCGCGTAGGTGTACGGAGAAGTGTCAATGTCCGTCACGGCGGGGTATGTCTGCCCATCCGGGCGGGAGATGATAATGGTGAGCGTTCCGTTCGAATATTCTGTCAGCCAAGCCGACCAATCAATGGTGATGGGTCGGAAAGCGTTCTCGCCCGCCTGTCCGATGTGGAGCGTAAAAGGAACGCAAGGAATGGTAATCGTCATCAGACATCACCGCCTTTAGTGAATGACCCGCTTCCTTTGTTCGTATAGAAGGAGAACGGATAATAAGTTCCGTTGCGAGAGGACGAAACGTTGATGCAGATGTTGTTGTTGTAAGTCCCGCCGTAGGAATCCCTCGTCACGAACTTGATGAAAGCGCAGTTGGAAGGAGTTGTGAATGTAGAACCCGCAGACGGCTCGGCGTATGAGATGAAGCCGTTGTTTTCCTTGTAAAAGAAAACGCGAATGCGCTTCGTAGTTCCGAAAACGGTCTGATAATATTCCGTTGACGGATCAACAGGAATGTAGTTATCAGAACGGATGTTGCCAGTTGCCTCGACAGGCTGACCGTTAGAGGAGTTGATGCCGCCCTCCGACCATACCTCGTCCCACACATTGAAACCGTTAGAAACCATATCCCACATTCCGATTTCGGAATCGGAGATTCTGTAGCACGGAATCATATTGCGGACGAGAGTTCCTGTCGAATCGGCGAACTTCGCGTTGTAGATCTTCAACGCATTGGATGCGTGGGCAAGCAGATTTCCGTCATCGCCGAGCGTTCCGAAAAGCGCAATCGAAACAGGAGAAACCGATGCGGATTGAACGGTAGAGCCTTCCGCATCATCGATCTTGACATTTTCGCCCGCAATGCCGAAAATGGATGTCTGCGTTCTGTCTGTGGTGGCGGTCGCGCCTTCTATCTGTTCGCCGCCGGAGAGAAGAAGCAGCTTCTTCGATGCGACAGAAAATGCAAGATTCTGCTTCGCCGGGGATGCAGTAACGCCGCCGCATATTCTGATCTCGTCCGAGTTGTCGGGAAGCGTTCCGTCAATTTGATAATTAAGGATGGCAGAATATCCGTTCGTGTCTGTAAGTCCGAGATACAGATATTGCCCGCCGTCCGCGCTTGCGATGTATTCCACTCGCTGATATTCGGACGGCAGAATCGCACCGCCTGAGAGATTCAGCGCGAGGACTTTTTCAAGAGGTGTCTTGCAGATGCGGTCAATAATTGCGAGGTTGCCTTTCGACAGAGCCGAGGCAAGCATCACATCGCGGATGTTCACGCGTTCCACACCCATTCGTCATTGGAATCGAGGATGCCCACCTCAAACGCGGAGGTGTAAATGAGGGAAGCCGTGCCGATGGTGCCGCTAAAGTCTGAAACGGTAGTTCCCGCGCCAGTAGAATCGACCTCGGCTTTGGTGTCAGCGTACAAAGTGACGCGCTTCGCAGTAGCGTCCCCGCCGTCAATGGAAATAAGTTTAATCATCGTCATCTTCTCCTATTTCTTCGATGGATTTCGGAATAAGTTTCTCAACGAGAGCGGTCAAAATATCGACCTTTTCCGTCAAGATTTGGATCTCGGTTTTTTCGTCTTCGGGCATTTTTCATCCTCCGGGGTGTTGACGAGCGCGATATACTCGTCAACCGTCAATTTCTTTCCGCATTTGTCACATTCGACATGATCTGGAAAGCCTCTCCACAAGTGATTGCATTTCATAGTCTTTTTTCTCCATAGATTGAAGTTCTGTTATATCTCGGCGTTCGACCGTTGTCTTTGCACCATTCCGTATAATCTTTCCGCGCAGCTTCGGCGTTCTTTAGAGCCGAGGTATAATCAAGACCCGCGTTTTTCATGGCTTGCGCGTAGGTAAACTCTTTTCGGACATCTCTTTCCATTGCTCTCTGCTCTTGCGAGAGTTTGTATTCTTCCGCGTTCCGTTCTTCCTGTTCGGGGTCGAGTTCCTCATAACGAGCCATCGAATAGCCGCTGACGAAGGTTTCGGGGAAATGCCCGCAGTTTATGCCGAAAAGCCCGGCGGGTTCGCCATAAGAGGTGTCATAAACGGATTCGTATTGATACGCCGTTCCGTGCAAATCATACACAACGCCACGATCTCCGGCGTTCCACGAAAGGATATGTCCTTGCCACGGAGCGCAAAGCGGACGAGCTGCCGATTTGGTGGAAACTTGGAAGGTCGAAACTCCGTAGTCAGCGGATCTTGCTTTTTGTCCGGCGATTGCCGTGTTGTGAACAGTAGTCCGAACATCCATGTTGACATACGCTTCCGCAGACCACTTATGCCCTCTGATGTCATAGAAGCCTGTGATGCCTTGAGCGGTCATCTGCTCGATGGCTTTTCCAACCGCCGATTGATAGTTCCACAAGCCGAGATTCGTTTCCATCGTGGCGGTGTTCAGAATCTCCTGCGCGACTTTAGCCTTTTCAGCCATTTCAACGGACGAAGCCGCCGACCATGCTTTCTCGATGTTTTCTTTCATCTCATCGTAAGCAAAGTTGACGGCTCGTCTGTATGTGGTCTGCGTGGAGTTGAGCATAACCGTGTTGACGAGGTTCAGTTTGTCGGTGGATTGCCGGGCGTAGTTCTGCACAACTTCCCGCACCCGCTCGGAAGTCTGAATCGCTCCGGCTTGGTGGATCAATTCCTTTTCGGCGGCACCCGCGAGAATCTTTTCCGTGTCCTCAAGAGAAATCGCCATCGCTTCGGACAACGCTTCGACAATCTGCTTCGGCGTGGTCTTTGCGACCCTCGCCATGATCTCGACCGCTTCTTTGGTTAGGAGATTCATCTCGGCGAGTTTCTCAATTTTCCACGCTTCAAGGGATTTCGCCCGCCCGCGCTTCAATCTTTTAGCAATCGCAACGAGGAGTTGGTCGGACGCGTCCATATAAGTCCGCTCGACTTCTTCGGATAGAAGCAGAACGGTTGCCGGGGTCATCATTCAGTTGTTCCGAACAGATTATCGACCGTCATTGCCGGGATGCTCTGTTCCTCCGCGATTTCTTTCAACTCGGCTTCGGCTTCCGCGTCCGTATAGTGAAGCGTATCGGTAAGGAACTTCTTTTTGCTCATCAATCCCGCTGCCGTCAGTTGGATGCCCTCGTTGATGTTGGTGGATCTATCCTGTACGATTCCATCGTCAAACGAAACGGAAATCTCGGCTTCGTTCGTGATTTTCATGCCGTTGTAATCCACATCATAGAGGACGGCAATGTCCAAGATATTTTGAATCAACTGTTCAAGAGCCGGGATCATAGCCTGTTGCATATTGCAGACGGTTTTATAAGTCTTGCTATTCTCGGAAATGACTTCCGTTGCCGTGCGGATGCCGTTCTGCTGACTAAAGGACAACGCGTTAGAGGAGAAGCCTATCTGATCGCACAGAACTTTCAGTTGAGCATTGATGGCGTCAACGTGTTCGTTCACTCTCAACGAGGGCGAAAGCATCTGCGGTTTCAGATCGTCCGCGTTCTCGGTGGCGAGTGCTTCATAGGCTTCGTCATTGAGGTCGAACATTCTGACCATTTCCCCGGTGACGGGATCGGGGAAGGCTTTGACAGACCGAGCGGGAACGATCAGACGAGATTTTCCGAGCCGGAACTCACGGATCAAGGAATCGTATGTGATGTCGAGTCCGTGCAAGGTTTCAAGCGCATTAGCATAAATGGAACACCCTAACGGCGAATCGTCATCGATGTTGTTCGCATTTGGAACGCGGAAATAACTGAACAAACTTCTTTCAAGTCCGTTGATTTCCGTTCTCTCGTTCAGCTGCGGATAGATCGAGGAGAGAGGATAGCGGAAACCGAGGATGTCTTGCGATTCGCTTCGATATAGGTCGTTCTGCACAACGTAGGTCAGACCGTCCCACTTGTGCCACTCAAGGCGAGTGTAATAATAACCGCCCTTCGCGATCCGGGAAATGAAAACGCCTTCGGTGATGGTCGAGTTCGTCCACGCGGTAGGAATGAATTGATCGGCGTTGCAATAACCGATCTTGATGCCGCCTTCGCGTCTTTCGTTAGGCTCTTCATACCACACCTTGAGGGCTTCACCGCCGAGAGCAAGGGCTTTTTCGGTCGCATCTTGCATATGCGAATAAAAGCCGTTTTTCTTGAGGACATCTTCAACAAAGAGTTGCAGCTCATCAATCGGCTTTTCATCGGTCGGAGTGAATCCCGGACGATTGACCTTGATAGAGCATTTATCGCCCCATACAATGCCCGCCATCTCCGAACAAATCATTTTCGGAATGTTCATGCGGAACAGTTCTCTTGAATGCTTGCCGTTCAGAGTGTAAACAGGAATAATATGCCAAGGTGTATAAACGCCTTTATAGAGGTCTTTCCACACGAAGATGCCGAAATTGTAAAACTGATTGTATGCCGGAACGCCGCCGACATCGAAGATGGATTTGAACTCTTGACCGAGCCTTGTATCAGCCATCGCCTTCAATTTCCCCTGTTCTAATCTCGATTTGAGGTTTTCAAACATTTTTCGCCTCAATACACATAAGTTTTCGCAAAGTGATTGTGAGCATATCTCGTTTCGTCCATATCGTGGTTGTAAGCGTCTAACGGATGACCGTTACTGTCAACGCAATACATTCCGATCTCTCGCATGAATAGTTCGTGCGACCATTCGGGATTATCGAGGAGGAAGA